CCTTTAGGTTTAATTGGATTTGCTACAGCACTTACAACAGGTTTTAGCGCAGTTAAAAATATAGTAAGCACAAAAGTACCTGGAGGTGGAGCAGGATCAGCAGGTGTATCAGCAGCAGCGGCATCACCAGTAGCACAAGCACCAGCATTTAATGTAGTAGGATCATCACCATTAAACCAAATAGCTGAAACACTAAACAACCAACAACCTGTTAAAGCTTATGTAGTTTCTGGTGAAGTAACAACAGCACAACAACTAGATAGAAATATTATAAACGAAAGCGGAATATAAAAAAAACAAGAATAAATATATTATATAATTATGAAGATCGTAGAACTTATACTAGACGAAGAACAAGAGTATTCAGGTATTGAAGCTATATCTATTGTAGAGAAACCTGCTATAGAAGAAGATTTTATTACACTAAACGCTGAAGTAGAATATAAATTAGCAGAAGTAGATGATGAAAAAAGAATATTACTAGGTGCGTTACTAATACCTAATAAACCAATATTACGTTTAGGGGAAGATGGTGAATATTATATATATTTCTCTAAAGATACGGTGCGTAAAGCAAGCGAATTATATTTAATGGAAGGTAACCAAAACAATGCAACACTAGAACACCAAATGCAACTAAAAGGTTTAAGTTTAGTAGAATCGTGGATAGTAGAAGATCCGATAAAAGACAAAACAGCATTTTATGGTTTAAAATACCCAGTAGGTACTTGGGTAGGTAGTGTTAAAGTAAATAGCGAGAAAGTATGGCAAGAATTTGTTAAAACAGGTGCTGTAAAAGGTTTTTCAATAGAAGGTTACTTTCAAGATAAGTCTACATATAGAAAAGATGAGTTAAATGCTATAGAAACAGAAGAAGCAGAGTATTTATTATCTACTTTAAAAGATATTGTTAATGGTTTAGAGGTTACACTAGAAAGTTTTAATGATTACCCTGATTCTGTTGCTAATAATGCTAAAAGAGGTATAGAACTTAACGAAAAAGTAAATAATAAGTGTGCAACCGATGTAGGTAAGATAAGAGCGCAACAATTAGCTAAAAAAGAAAAGATAAGTACTGAAACAATAAAAAGAATGTATAGTTATTTATCTAGAGCAGAAGAATACTATGATGAAAGCGATACAACTGCTTGTGGTACTATAAGTTACTTACTATGGGGTGGTAAATCTGCTAAAAGCTGGGCTGAAGCTAAAATAAATGAGTTAAACCTAGAATTAAAAAAACCTTGTCAACCAGGTTACGAAATGATTGGTACTAAAATGAAAAATGGTAGAAAAGTACCAAACTGCGTACCAATAAAAAAATAATATGTGTAACTGCGAAACTTGTATCTGTAAATAATGCCAAAGAAAGATAAACATTATAAAACACCTAGTAGAACGTCACCTAAAGGTGCTAGAAGGGCTTGTTTGTGTCCAGATAATACTTATAGTCGTAAATGCTGCGATGGTTCATTAGAAGCGCAGGGAATAGGTCGTATCTAAAATTTCTTTAACACAAAATGTAAAAAAATATCGTGTATTCATTATATAGTTATGAATGCTACAGAGATATTATCAAAGGTCAAAACTTTATTAGGTGTTGATCCTAATAATGTAGACATAAAATTAGAACAAATTTCTTTAGAAGAAATAACTCTGGAGAACGGTACTGTGCTAACTGCTGATAAGTTTGAATCAGGTAGCGAAGTATTTATTAAAACAGAGGATCAGAATGTTCCCTTACCTATTGGTGAGTATGAACTTTCAGACAATAGAATATTAATCGTTAAAACAGAAGGTATGATAGAAGATATCAAAAATTCAGAAGAAGTAGTAGAAGAAACTGCAGCGGCAGTAGAAGATACTAACCTTGAAGAAGCACCAGTCCAAGAAGAAGAAAAATCTGAAATGGGTTACGCTACTAAAGAGGAACTTACAGCTTTAGCAGAATCTGTTGAAGAAGTAAAAGGACAACTAAAAGAGATCATTGATGCAATGGTCGATAAAAAAGAAGAAAAAGAGGAAATGTCACAGCAAGAAGAATTATCTAAACCTGCGGCAGAAGGCATTAAACATTCACCTGAAAACGTAGAAGAAAAATTAGGTGCAAAGTTTGCAGTTAACTCTAATCAAAACACTACCTATGGTAGAGTATTACAAGCAATTTCTAACAATAATTAATTAAATAATGGCAACAACAACTTCAATAACAACAACGTATGCTGGAGAATTTGCAGGGAAGTATATTTCAGCTGCTCTATTATCTGGTAAAACACTAGCAGAAGGTAACATATCTATTGTACCTAATGTTAAGTTTAAACAAGTAATGAAAAAAGTAGCAACGGATGCAATCGTAAAAGATGCAACTTGTGACTTTACAGATACTTCAACACTAACTTTAACTGAAAGAATTCTACAACCAGAAGAATTTCAGGTAAACTTAGAGTTATGTAAAAAAGACTTTAGATCAGACTGGGAAGCAGTATCAATGGGATATTCTGCATTTGATAACTTACCTCCTAAGTTTTCTGACTTTTTAATTGCTCACGTAGCAGATAAAGTAGCTCAAAAAATGGAACAAAACATTTGGACAGGTACTAATGCAACTGCAGGAGAGTTTGATGGTTTCATCACAACTTTAGGTGCTGATGGTGATGTAAATGATGTAGTAGGTACAGCTTCTACTTCTGCTAACGTAATCGAAGAATTAGGTAAAATTGCTGACGCTATTCCAACAGCAGTATATGGAGCAGAAGATTTAAATATCTATTTACCATCTAATATGTACAGAAACTATATTAGAGCTTTAGGTGGATTTGGTGCAGCAGGTTTAGGTGCAGCAGGTACTAACGCTCAAGGTACTCAATGGTACAACAACGGTAATGCATTATCATTCGATGGAATTAAAGTAGTTAACGCTCCTGGACTTTCAGATAATGATGCAGTAGCAGCTCAAGCAAGTAACTTATTCTTTGGAACTGGATTAATGTCAGATCAAAACGAAGTTAAAGTAATTGATATGGCTGATTTAGATGGATCTCAAAACGTAAGAGTAGTAATGAGATTTACAGCTGGTATTCAGCACGCAATCGGTGGTGATATCGTATTATACGCTACAGCGTAAGTAAAATAATAGTATAACTTAAAAAGGGTAGGTGGCATTTTACTACCTACCTTTTTTTTTAAAATAAAATAAATTATGGCTTGTGCATTAACAACAGGAAGGCAGTTACCTTGTAAAGAATCAGTTGGTGGTCTAAGTAGAGTATATTTTGCAGATTATGGTACATTAGGTACAGCAACAATATCTGCAGGTAATATATCTGCTTTATCAGGAACACCATCATTTTTTGAATATGATTTAAAAGGAGCTACTAGTTCATTAACAACAAACATTATTAGTTCTAGAGATACTGGTACAACAGTATATGAAACAACACTAGAATTAACATTTACACATCTAGACGTAGCTACACAAGAAGAAATTAAACTTCTAGCAGCTGCAAGACCACACGTAGTGGTAGAAGATAACAATAGAGTAACAGGTGGTAGTGTAGATCCTGATACTGACAGTACTGCTAACTATTTAATGGTAGGTTTCCATCAAGGAGCTGAAGTTACAGCGGGTACTATTGTAAGTGGAGCGGCATATTCTGACTTGAGTGGATTTACGCTTACGTTCACTGCTACAGAAGTAATACCTCCGTTATTTATAACAGGAACGGTAGTTACTGCGTTAAAAAGTGGAACGCAAATAAATCCAACTTCATAACAGTTTTTTGTTTTTGTGTGTTTTTAAAGGGGAGTTTTTAACTTCCCTTTTTTATTATATAAAAAATATATTTTTTTTTATTATATATGTATGAAGATTTTAACAACTAGTACTTCAGCACAAACTTTAACCTTTGCACCGAGATCATATCCGTCAGAGGTAATTGTATCAATTAGAGATACTAGTACTAACACAACAACAAGAACTGAAAACGTTTCATTATCAAGATCAAACGATAATGCATCTATATCTACTACGTTTAGTTTAGTAGAAGGTAGGTTTTATGATTTAAAAATATTACAAGGTGTAGGTGCGCTCTGGAACACTTACAATGTAATATGGGAAGCAGCAACCGATAATTGGGAAAGTATAACAACTTCTGAAACAAGTATTTATTTAGATAAGATATTTTGTACAGACCAAACTATAAATCAAGCTGACAATGACTATTATACTATTAATAGCGGACAATACACACAAACAACTAATTATCCAGATGATGATTATATAATAATAAGCTAATGAGCAATATTAGAGTAGTAAATTTAAGCACATACACAGCTCCTAAAATAACAGAGCAAAAAAATAAAGATTTTGTATCTTATGGTGAAGATAATAACTATTATCAATATCTAATAGACCAATATCAAGGTAGTCCAACTAATAATGCTATTATTAATGGTATTACTGAAATGATATATGGTAAAGGTTTAAGCGCAACCAATAGCGATAAAAAACCAATGGAGTATGCAGAAGCGGTAACACTTTTTACTAAAGATGATCTTAAAAAGGTATGTTCTGACTTTTATTTATTAGGTCAAGCTACTCTACAAGTATATTACAATGTAGATAGAAGTAAAATAGTTAAAGTAGAACACTTTCCAGTACAAACACTAAGAGCTGAAAAAGCAGATAAAAAAGGTGATGTAAAAGGATATTATTATTTTCACGATTGGAGTAAATACACAAACAGAGATAAACTTACTAGAATACCAGCATTTGGTAGTGGTAATAATGCAATAGAAATACTTTGTATTAAACCATATAGGGCTGGGTATTTTTATTATACACCAGTTACTTATCAAGGTGCTTTACCATACTGTGAACTAGAAGCAGAGGTAGCTAACTATCATATTAATAATATACAAAACGGAATGGCACCTAGTATGTTATTAAATTTTAACAACGGTACACCTGATGAAGAATCTAGAGAATTAATCGAAAGACGTATTTATGAAAAGTTTAGTGGTAGTAGTAATGCGGGTAAATTTATATTAGCATTCAATGATAATCAAGAAAGTGCAGCTACTATAGATCCAGTACAATTATCTGACGCACATAATCAGTACCAATTTTTAAGTGACGAAGCTACGAATAAAATTCTAGTAGGACATAGATTATCATCACCTTTATTATTAGGTATTAGAACAGGTAATAACGGTTTAGGTAGTAATGCTGATGAATTGAAACAAGCTAGTATATTATTTGATAATATGGTTATTAGAGTACAACAAGAATATATATTAGATGCTTTAGATTCTATTTTATCGTTTAATAATGTGTCGCTTAACTTATACTTTAAAACACTACAGCCATTAGAGTTTACTGACTTAGAAGGTAATTTAGTTGATGATGAAACTAGAGAAGAAGAAACTGGTGTTGACTTAGAAGATAAAGCAGAACTGTCTAGCGATAAAACAGATTTACAAGAACTATTAGATTTAGGTGAAGATGAAGATTTAGATAATTGGGAACTTATAGAATCAGCACCTGTAGATTATGATAAAGATGATGAGTTAAATCAAAAATTAGAATTAGCTAGTACAGGTAGCGCTAAGTCTAACGCTAAGAGTAATCAAGACGGTGAAAACAAAGAAGGTTTTAGGTATAAAGTAAGATATCAATATGCACCATTAAAATCTGATAATGGCAGTAGAGATTTTTGTAATAAAATGGTAGCTGCTAAAAAAGTATATCGTAAAGAAGATATTATTGCTATGAGTAGCAAATCTGTTAATCCAGGTTGGGGACCTGATGGCGCTAATACATATGATATATGGTTATATAAAGGCGGTGGTTCTTGTAGACATTATTGGGAACGTAGAGTGTATATGGCTAAAACAGTTACACCTGATGCTAAAAACCCTAGATCAGAAATTAGTGTAAATGAAGCTAAGAAACAAGGTTTTAAACCTGAAACTAATGATTCTAAAGTTGCTAAAAGACCTAGAGATATGAAGAACAGAGGATTTAAAAAGAAAAAAGATTTTACAACACCGAAAGGTAAAGCATTTTAATAATGGCACAGGTATTATTTATAAAAGTACAGGATTTAAAAAAGAATACAATACTAGATGGTAATGTAGATGTAGACAAGTTATTGCCTTATATAAAATTAGCACAAGAAATACATATACAAAATTTCTTAGGTACTAAACTATATGAAGCGCTAGAAACTAAAATAACTGGTGATACATTAACGGGAGATTACCTAACACTAGTAAACAATTACATACAACCTGCTTTAATACATTTCGCTATGATGGATTATTTACCATTTGCAGCATACCAAGTAAAAAATGCAGGAGTATTTAAACATATAAGTGAAAACGCAGAAAGTGTAACAAAAAACGAAGTAGATTATCTAGTAAATAAAGAAAGAGAGTTTGCAGAGTATTATATAAGAAGGATGATAGATTATTTAAGTTTTAATAATAATTTATTTCCAGAGTATAATCAAAACTCTAACGAGGATGTATATCCAGACAAAGATAATTTATTCAACGGGTGGGTTTTATGAAAAGATATAAGGTAAAAAATAAAAATATAGTAAAATTAAAAAAGTATATAAATAATAAATTAAAGAAAAATGGCGACATTAACTGGAAATTCAATAAGTAGTACTTATACTTCGCTGTTAAAAGTAGGAGATAACGGAACTCTAGCTGCGGCATTACAAGCAATCACAGATGGTGCTGGTAACGCTAGTGGTTTAAGTATGAATACAAGCGGTGATTTAACTGCTAATGGTACTGTAACTGCTAATGCTTTTAGTGGACCTTTAACTGGGAACGTAACAGGGAGTTTGACAGGTAATGTTACTGGAAATGTTACAGGTAATTTAACTGGAGATGTAACTGGAAACCTTACAGGAGATGTAACGGGTAATGCAGATACAGCAACAGCATTAGAAACAGCAAGAACAATAGCAGGCGTTAGTTTTGATGGTACTGCTAATATAAGTTTAACAACTGATAATATTACAGAGGGATCTAACGAATATTATACAGCAGAAAAAGTAGATGATCAAGTAAACACATTATTACAAGTATCTACAGGTATTTCAAAAACATATGACGATGCTAATGGTACTTTAACACTAACAAACACATCACCTGATCAAACTGTTTCATTAACAGCAGGAGCAGGAATATCTACTAGCGGTACATACCCTAGTTTTACAATTACAAATACACAACCTGACCAAACAGTAAGTTTAACTGCTGGTACAGGTATAACAGTAAGTGGTACTTATCCAAGTTTTACAATAGCTAATAGTGGAGCGGGAATAAGTTTAACAGATTTATCTGCAAATGATACAGGCGGACTTGGAAGTTTTAGCTATGATAATACAACAGGTGTGTTTACTTATACTGGACCTTCGGATGCAAATGTAAGAGCTTTAATAAGTGCGGTTGACAATGGTGGAGACGGTTCTTTATCTTACAACAGTTCTACAGGAGTTATTTCCTATACTGGACCAAGCGCTGGTGAAGTTCAAGCACATATTACTAAAACATATGTAGACAGCTTAGGAATAGCCGCATCAACTGCAGATACCTTATCAACACCAAGAACTATAAATGGTGTTTCTTTTGATGGTAGTGCAAATATTAGTTTCGATACAGATTCAGTTAGCGAAGGCACGAGTAATCTTTATTACACGACGGCTAGATTTGACACAGCATTTGGAACAAAAAATACAGGTGATTTAACAGAAGGAGGAAATCTTTATTATACTTCAGAGCGTGTAGATGATAGAGTTTCTAATTTAATAGTAGCAGGTACATCAATTAGTAGTACGTATGATGACGTTAACAATACATTAACTATTGCTAATACAGCACCTGATCAGACGGTTGCTCTTACAGCAGGTACGGGTATAACTACATCGGGTACATATCCGAACTTTACAGTAACTAACTCTGCTCCCGATCAAACAGTA